TAACGTTTCATTATCATTCTTGATATTAATCCCTAAATTACCATGATATCCCGCGTCTATCTTGCCTGTTTCAATCACTAAATGCGTTTTACTGCTTACACCACTACGGCTAGTTAATAGCCCGACATAGCCCTCTGGAATGCTTACAGCTACATCTGTTTTAATCACTGCCTTTTCTTGTGGCTCGAGTACGACAGTTTCAGCTGAAAATATGTCATAACCTGCATCCGTCTTATGATTTCGTTCGGGCATTCTAGCATTTTCTGATAATAGTTTTACTTGTAATGTGTTAGTCATTTTCCTGCGCCTCCTCATATTTATAGACCACTTGACTCGTCATAATCCCTACTGCTTCATCAAGATAAATATCTTCTTTGAGTGCATCTTGCATAGCATTAGGTAAACCCTCAAGTATTTCATCAAACGCTTGCGCTTTCTTATACACATCTTCAATCTCTTTTAGTAATCCCTCTGTGTCATCACCGTTATACGCACTAGTACTTATAACGGACTGTTCAATTTGTTCGCGGTTATTCATTAGTGTCATCCTCCATAAAAATTTTATTGTTTAAATCCATTCCAAATTTAACTCTTTCAACATCTTTGCCAAATTCGTTTATTAAATCTTTTTCAACACTCTTGCAATACCTATCCCATGCACTTGCTTTCTTCTCCAGCTCTTTGTTGCGCTCTCTTAACTTAGCTATATCCCCAATAAGCTCGTCATGTTGCTTCTTGTACTCATCACGTTGTTTTCTCATCTTCTTCAACCTAGCTTCCATTACGCCTATTTGGAACCCTGTTTCATAGTTCACTTTCATAACCTCCTCTAAAATAAAGTTAGTTGCTTCTGTTCCTCGTATTCCAAACCATGTTGCTTTATATATATTTCAAGCTCTTCCGCTGTATCAAATGTCTTTTTCACGCCTTGCCAACCTGGCACGATATGCCCATGAAAGTAATAAGTGCCGTTCACTACATGGATATGTGCCACTCGTTCGTTATCCTGATACAGATATCTCTTAGATCCGAAAAATTGGTTTAAGTATTCTTTACATGCGCTATCGGTTTTAGGCATTTATGCTTCCTGCCATTTCTTAAACATTTGGTTATAAGTATTATCAAACCAGTACGGATCACGTGAATGTTTCTGAGGAACATTAAACAAATGTGGCTTCTTTCTTCTTAGCTCTGCCTCTTTACGTCGTTGCCTAGCTATTTCACGTTCTTTACTCTCTCGTTTCATAATTCTGGATAACACGATTTCTTTATACTCAGCTAAGCGCATGCCATAAGGTGCGTTTAAGGCTTCTAACAATGCCCAGCCACCACGCACTCTTTTTGCAACCATTCCTGGAGTTAACCCGTTCTTTTTTATCAATTCATTTTCATGTTCGGTAAATTTATATGGTTTACCATTAATCTTTACGATACTCATTCATTCCACCTCTGCATTTATCCTGTGTTAAAATTTTTAAAGCTCATGTTTTTTACTCCGGATGTTATTTATCCTAAAAAGTATTAGCGCGTCTTTTTGGTCGCTTTTCGCCCTATATTCATGAGCACTAATGACCAAAAGCTCTTTTTGCTCTCTCAGATAATTCTTGTCGTCGCTCTTCAGACATTAATTTTCTAAATCCTATTGCGCTTTTAGGTAGTTTTGACCTAACTAATACCGCAGTCCCAGATTCTAATTGCTCCAATACCTCTACATCGTCACCATACAACTTTGTCATTCTAGTAATATGTGTTGGCACCGATGAGTAAGCAATCCATTCTTGGTTTTCGTAATCATAGTTCAATGTCGTTTCGCGGTCTTCTTTTGAATAACCGTCACTTACAGTTTTTGTTTCTTTGGTAATTCTTGCCATTTATTCCACCTCTACATTTATATTTCTAATTTTTAAATTGTCATACTCTAGTAATGCATTCGGGTTGTTATATAAGTAATCTGCCAGCGTTTCTTTTTCTTTATCCACATCATCGAAATGCTGATATTCAACTTCTGTAGGTATTCTTATATCAATCGTTGCATTTATATATGCTTGTTGTTGCATTAGATCACTTCATTTCTCTTTTGCGTTCTCGTCTTGCTTTAATTAATTCCTCGTAAGTAATCCATGTTTTGCCTGTGTACTTAGGTGCTTTACATATCCAATTGAGTTTTATGTTTCTATATTTATGTCTGAAAATTTTAGCTTTAAGTTTTGCTACTTCGGTTGGCATACCTTTAATGTCGATAACTTCAATCAGTTTGCCATCGAGATATAACGCGAAGTCTGCAATATATTCAATCTTTCGTTGTTTATCTAATTTTGGTAATAATTCAAATTTCGGTTGTATTTCGATATGATCATAGTTAGTGCCATTCATATTACTTTCTAAATATTGGTAATATTCACACTCTACTTTGCTATCAAATACAATTCCTTTGTACTCAACTTTCTTAGCGTTGTATTTACTCATCATCCACCTCTAAATATCAAATATCGTTGCTTGTAACCCTAGTTCTTGCTCATATAGAAGCCCGTGAGCGCCTTTAAATCGTTTTAGGTCACTATCAGTCATAATTTTCTTTTCGTCGCTGAAATGGGCTCCTGTGAGCGAATAAACTTCATTTACGTTGTCTTTATACTTGATGACCTTAATATCTTCCGTGCCATCTTCTCGGTATAAGTAATATTTTTCTTTCGGCATTTTTAACACTCCTTAATATTCGACGATAGCGGGTCTTTCTTCTTTTTCTTTCAACTTATCATCAATAAGTTTTTTAAGTTTCTCTTGGTCTCCGTTTGCAAAATCAATCATCTTTTGAGCATATACATCTCTACAATGTAATATTTCTTTTATATTTTGTTTTGTGATTACCACGCATCTCGCTCCCTGAAATCGTCTCCGATTACTCTTACTTTTCTTGCTCTTTTTTTCATTCTCGAATTTATACGTTGCCAGTTCATATTTTGATTTAGTTCTTTATCACTAAAGTTAGTTGTAAAGATGTTGTTTTTACCTACTCTGTTATCAACAATGATGAAAAGTTTATTTATAGTGTGTTCTGTGTTTTCTACACCCATATCATCTAGTACAAGTAAATCAATCTCACTAAGTAATTTGACTAGTTCGTCTGTAGTCTCTACTGCATTTTTGTTGTATGTCGCTTTGATACGATCCATCAACATTGGTATATGCATAAAAGCAACTGTATGCCCTTTAGCTTTAACTGCTTTTGCGATAGCGTATGCTAGGTGGCTTTTACCAGTTCCGTATGAACCTTGCAATATTAATGATTTCGGTTCTTTTGTAGAGAAGCCTTGTACATACTCTATTGCTGTTTGTTTAGCTTGTACTTGTTTTTCATTTTGTGGCTTATAGTTGTTAACTGTTGCATCTCTTAAAGACGGATTAACATTTGATTGATTGAAAATATAATCAAGTTTCTTTTGTTTATTCCTTTTGTATTCTTCATAAGCCAATCTTTGAATTTCACATTCGCAACCATCTTTGTATTCATATCCATTTTCAAACTTATATAAGTCATATTGATGCCCACATTTATCACAATTCTGTCTTAGTATTACTTCGATTGGTTGATATTTTTTTAAACTCTCGTTTATTTTTTCACTGAATAGTGGTTTCATAATATCCCCCCTAATCCCAATAACTTTCGTCGTACTTCATACGTTCCAATTGATCTATGCCAGTTGGTTCTGCTTTTTGATTGAGGTATCCCTCAAATTTATTACCAAAAAGTGTTTCTGGTCTAAGGTATTTATCGCTATCCGTGTTTAGCCACTCAGCTGTTTTGATATCAATCACCTTTTTAAAATCCTCCAACCTAAAATCTTGATTCCATCTTGCTTTAATAAAATCTTTTGTTTTAGCTGTATTATGTTTAAAATGCTTTCCTGCTTTTTTATTTAAGTATTCGATAATTTCTTTATAGGGAATGGAAGACACCGTCGGGTTGCCCGACAATATACTTCCTTCATTATTAGTATTGTTATTATTAGTTAAATCATTATTAGTACTATTATTATTAGTAGTATGCGATTTACCATTAACGGTTTTTCCATTGTTGGTTTTACCGTTAACGGTTTTTCCAACGTTGGAAAATCGAATGTGGTGCGGTTGCTCATATACTAAGTACTCATAACCATTTAACCTACCACTTTTATCACGTTTTCTACTACGTTGAATGTATCCAATTTCTTCCAGTTCCTTGATTCCACTCTTTAAACCGCTAAGTCCATCAGTTGAATGTTGCTCTAGTTCTGTTTCGTAAATTTGCCAGTTATCAGGTCGACTTAACAAATAAAGTAGAATACCTTTAGCCTTCCAACTTATATTAGAATCATGTATAAAATCTTTGTGTACTGTGACAAAGTTACCTGATTCTTTGTAAACTCTAAATGTTGCCATTTCGTTATCTCCTTTCTGGTATAATTTTGTTATCGCTACTGCGTTAGATTGGGGGTGAATAAAATATGGAAAAACCTTATATGTTAACATATGATTTAAACTCACCCGGACAAAAATATGAGGAATTGAGAAATGTTATAAAAAAGGAAATTTCTAATGGTCATTGCAATTATTGGAAATCTTCATTTTTATTCCGTTCTTCTTTATCAACTTCAGAAATGATAGAAAAGTTGAAACCTTATCTCGATTCTGGAGATAAGCTGTTTGTTACAGAAATAGTCAATAACAAACAAGGGTGGTTAACAAAAGAACAATGGGATTTTATCAACCATAATATTTTTATTTAGGTTCTTTTATTGAATCTTTTGTTATATCAGGAAAACCTTTAGAATCCTCAGGGGTAAATTTTTTAATTTTTTTAGCGCTTCTAATCTCTTCCGCCAAGATGACGATTAGGAGTGCTATTTTTATTACTCTTAGTCTATTCATTCATTTTTCTCTCCTTTCAGCATTTTATTGAGCCTCTCATCAACTTTTATCCACGAGTCATGCAAGTGATATTTATCATCAAACGACTTAACACCAATCGCATGTTGCTCGTTGTGATGTTCGCGACATAACGCTAATACATGTTTGTCATAGTGATTCATTTTGTTTCTGTTCATTCCTCTGCCGACTGCTTCATAATGCGCTAGGTCTGCGTGAGGCTTTCCACAAATTACACAGTTGCGGTTGATTGTAGCCCAATATAATAGTGCTTTATCTTCACTTAACAACTTGCTTGTTTCTATGCTCATAGGTATTTGATGATGAAACATAAACGCTATAATCAGTTCTATTAACTCCCTTGCAACTTTCATAGAACAGTCGCGCAGACTGATTTCTTCATAACCTTTCATAATTTCCAATTCTGTTTGTAATAATTTTCTAGTTGATTCTACTGGTTCGCCCCAGTGAAGTTCTATATCTCTACACATTGCGAATATTTTTTTGCGTTGTTCTATAGATAGTTTTTTATTATCCGGAACCTCTACTTCTGCTTTTAGTGGATATCCGTTTTCTAGTAAGTCAATGTGACTTTGTTCAAGTTCAACACCAGTAGCAACGACGGAATAAGTGCCGTCATTGTCTTTCTGGTATCTTGTAATGTATTGCATTTAAACCACACCTTAAAACGCTAAATCTTGGTCGTCATATCCAAATTGGCCACTGCTTTCAAATGGATTGCTTTGTTGAGACATTGATGTTTGTTGTTGTGCCCCGTTATTTTCTTCAGCTTTTTGCTTATCTGTCTTCGGAATAGGTTTGTTAACAACATCATCGCCCTTTTTGTAAGGTTTAATAAATGAAAAATCCGTAAAATACTTACCTTCATCTTCATTGAATTTCCATTTCAATACCAAGTGACAAAACTTACCAATAAGATCATTGGTATCAAAATCTAAGCTAGGAAGATTTAACTTAATACCTAATCGAGTAACTAATTCAATCAATTGTTTTTCTTGGAAATCATATTTATACGGCGGTACAAATTGATTATGTTTATATTGTTTGCCTTCATCATTTTCAAATACGATTGTGAAATATCTATTTTCTCTATCATTGAATTCAATATTTTTAACTTTCACTGTGAATTCTCCAGCTTGAAACCCTGCTGAGCCGTTATAAAACTTTTCTTGATTTGTTTCTTTAGTAAATTGCGCTTGTCCTGTGATTTTCATAATTAAATACCGTCCTTTTAATTAATTTTTAGTTTCCATTTCTAATTGCTTCTACTACGTCCGTAATGCTAGGATTTGCAAATTTCTTATTGTTAATTGTTATTGAAGGTGAATGTCTAATCTTTGTTTCAAACGTATTAGAAGGTTCAGCGTTTAGAATATATCTAGCTTTCTTTTCTCCGTTATCATCAAATTCTTCAATCATTGCCCTAGCTAACACATCACTTTGAGAAGTAATAGCTTTTTTAATTTGTTCTTGCGCTTCAATAGTGATAGTAGGGTTGATAGTGCTACCTTCATCATCTTTATCTTTGTTGATACCTTCATGACCTGTAATAACAAAGTGGAATTTGTATTCTTCTTGAAGTTTTCCTATTAATCTGTACATACTGACAATTCGTTCAGCAACTTCTCCCCAATCATTAAACGTTGGTTTTTTAGACTTATTTTTCATCACATCATTCAATGTCATATCTCTAAGTTTTTGAATAGTTTCAATAACTACAACATTGATTTCTTGTCCGTTTTCTCTCATCTCCTGTAAAATTTGAGGTAAAAAATTTACAACATAAACAAAGTGTTGATAGTTCTCGATTTCTACGTCTGATCCTTCGTCAGTAACCGTTGTTCCACCTTCGTTAATGTCAATGACGAAAGCGTCTTTATCTCTTGTAGCAAACGTGGTTTTTCCTGAGCCAATTTTTCCGTATACTGCAAATTTATAGAATTTCCTTTTATTTTTCTCAGCGATATTATTTATCTTTAGTTTTTTGAGTATGCTTACTTTTTCTTGTGGTTCTTGTTTTTCCTCAGTCATGTTCTACCTCCTCGTACTCAATAGTTTCTGTCACTGTTTTCTTGATTGCTTTGTGATAATCCATATTGATACTCGCTTCTTCCATACCGTTAAACTCCCTAGCTCTATTTCTATTTGTGGAGTAACTAACATCTGAATTGTTATCAGTTGGTTTGTTAGTTATATAAATTGGCATATCCCTATGACGGATGATATAAGTTACAGTCTGATTCATAGCGACCTCCTACCATCTCATGACTAAGTTAATTAGTCTGTCCTGTTCGTCTGTGTTCTCTTCAATCCATTCATCTATTGCTTGGTTGAATAAGTCTGATGCCATATCTAAGTCATTCTCATCTACGACATAAGCATGTTTAATTGGTACGTTGTTCATATCTTTAACTTGTATTGATATGCCCATATGACCTTTTAAAATGAATAGCTTAAAATCGAATCCGTTAACATGAATATTTTTGCGTATGATTTCGCCTATTTCGTAATACATCTTGACTTCCTCCGTTTTTCGTTTTATATTGAACATGAATTTTTTCTTAAGTGTTTTGTTTGATACTGTTACTTGTTGGCGCAAGTAGCAGTTTTTTTATTCTTCATAAAAGTATTCTTTATAAAATATGAATGTTGCGATACTTGCGAATCCCGCAATTGACCACGCTGTAGTGAAGTATAGAAACGGCATGAGTACAATCGCTAAGACTGTGAAGCATAATACTGCTAATAGATAGCTTTTATAAATGTTACTCATTTTCTTTTTTCAACGCCTCCATTATTCTCTCGTCTGACAAGCCGTGATAAGGGAATTTTTCTCTAGCTAATTGGACTGGTATTCTGCCTCGAATCGCAATGTAACCTTCGTCTTCAAGCTCTTTATTCAGTTCTCTTATTATTTGTCCTGCTTTGGATTTAGAAACAGATAAAATTACTGCAAGTTCTTTAGCTTGCAAACTATTTTTTATCATATCTATTCCTCCTTTTTATTTTTGTGTTGTGTATAATTTAGTTATCTCCTAGTGAAAGGAGGTGATAAGTATGGAATTTAATGATTTTCAAAATTTCTTTGGTGAACTTAGTAATCAAGCCGAAAAAGAATTCGGTGGTGACAGTGACTTTTTTAGAGATAGAATAAATAAGTTGAAAGAAGATGCTCCTGAAAACGTATCTTACGAAATTATTTATTCAATAGCTTTATACGAAAGCTTAAAAGCTCAACAAGATATGAAAATTTTGAATACAGTTAAATATCTTTTAGATCGTGACTAGCAATATCCAACAATGATTTGCTCTGAGCATTATTAATTTTTGGATAATCAAAATTTCTAAGTTTAAATCTTGTGTTTTTCTCAATCTTTACAACCTTCCACGTCACAACTGCCATTGTGATGAGGAGGGTTGTTTTGTATAGTGTGTTCATTTGTTTATGCTCCTTTCGTGTATAATGTTGTTTAAGAGGTGCATTGCTCGGGTTATAGTACTTTAAATTCAACACCGTCTATTTGAACGAACAGATTATCTAAATCAGGGATTTGTTTTTTATATAAACCAAATCTTGATTTAATATCTTTTAATAAATAGAGATTCAAATCTCCAATTGATAATAGTTGTCTATTACCTGCTTCGTCATAGTAGTAATAAATGACTTTTTTGTTTTGATCTTCCATTTGCTGCGCCCTCCTGTTAAGCAGTTACGTTAGCTTCATAACCGAATTCAGTCATGATTTCATGTATTTTCAATCTACCTTTTTGTGTCCATCTAGTTTGTAAAACTGTGTCTTCTCTACCGTCAGAGCGTACAATTGGTATAGTGTCTGATTCTGTGTAACTCTTGCCCATGTGTTCTGAGTAAAGCACCCACTGTTTATTCACTTTTCGTTGTAATCTAGCTTCGTGTAGTAGTTTGTTTAACTTTTGTGCTGATATACCGTAGTCTGCCGCGATTTGAGTTGTAGCTAATGTTCCAGTTGACTTTAAGATTTCATCTACATAGTCTGCTTTGGGTTTTAGTTCTCCGATTTCTTGTTGTAAAAGTAAGTTTTGCTCTTTTTCTTTCTTATACTCAGTCAACACTGTAATGATGTAGTCTGGATCTTTTAATGTTTGTTCAATTACATTGTCCGTTGCGTAGATGCCGTGTTTTCGAATGGCAGGTAAAACTTCCATTGCTAACCAATCTTGAAATTTTTCTGCTGTTGAATTACCTGCTTTAAAAGCCAACTTATAAACCATTGCTTCTGGTATGAAATCACCTTTCCCAACTTCTTGGGAAAGATATTTACCTAAATATTTATTGATAGTTTCCCAACGAATATATTGCTTGCCATTTTTAAACTGAGTGAACCCCAAACTTTTTGCGACAGTTTCCAAATCGAATAAATTATTTTCATTATCTTGTTTGATTAAGATTGAAAACATATCGTTACTGAAAGTTTTAATTTCATTCATTAACTCTTCACCTCTTCTTTAATTTCTAAAATTCTCGCAATGCGTTTCTTTTGTTCAAATGCGTCTCTACGTCCACGTAAAATGTCTGATAAGTAAGCACTTGAAATTTCTAACATTTCTGCAAGTTGCTTGTTTGTCATGTCACGTTTTAATAACTCTGTTCTCACTTTCAAACCGAAATCAGTTGTCGACATATTAGCACCTCCTATAACATTTTTTCTAAGCAAATAAATTATCTATTGAACAACGATAACTTTTATGCTAATATTTAAGCATAGTTTAATAGACCTATAACAATTCGCAACGTCTGTCATAAAGGCTTTAAATACTCGTTCCCCAACGAATAATTGTTATGTGTTTAATAAGCTAAATTTAAAGCTTAAATACAGTATATTAACTTTTATGCTAATTGTCAACAATAATAGCAAAAAAGTTAATCTGTGATAGGAGAAATTTATGAATTTAGTACAAAGAATCCGTAATTTGTGCAATTCAAAAGGTATAACTTTTGCTGAATTAGAGAGAACTTTAGGGTTTTCAAACGGACAAATCAGAAGATGGGAGAAAACCAAACCAGGTATTGATAAGGTGCAAAAAATTGCCGATCACTTTGATGTATCAGTCGATTACTTATTAGGTAGAGAAAAAGATGAGTATTCCGGAGAAGATAAAAACGAAGATATTCTTATTATGCATAGAGCTACAGAGAATATGACGGAGGCACAAAGACAAAAAGCTTTGACTATATTAGAAGCAATGTTTGATGATTGGGATGATTTAACTAAGTAACAAAGGGGCTTTTTAATTGAAATTAAATTATGAAAAATCTTTTTTAAAATCTGCGAAAGCAGTTTATGAGATAACAAATGGTCTATATAACTTATCTTTTCCTTTAGATATATTTGAAATCATCTCAAAAGATAAACGTATTAAATTAGTGACTTTCTCTGAATTTTCTCAGAATACTGGCACTTTATATTTTAAAATACCTTCAATTTTCGGTTCAGAAGAAGCGTTTCATATTAGAAAAGGAGATAAAGCGATTATAGTTTATAACGATTCACTGCCTATGAATCGTCTAAGGTTTACTTTAGCTCATGAATATGGTCATTTTGTAATGGGACATACTGGAGTTAATTTAAACAAAACATTCACATATAAAGATTATTATAGAAGAATTGCTGAAGAATATGAAGCAAACTCATTTGCTTCATGTTTATTGTTTCCTTTACATATAAGATACAAATATATAGATAACTTTAATATTGAGCAAATTTCATATAAGTATCAAATGAGTTTACAAGCGACCCGTATAGCGATAAAAGTAATCAGAAGACATATACACAATGGATTAAACGACTATATGTCAAGTAACGAAAGTTACCATCCAGAAAACTACTTAAGTTTTTTAGAAGAGAAAATGGAAAGCAAATCTGATTTTATAAATGAATTTAAATATGTTTATGATCTAACAATTTAACAATCAAAAAATAAAGGAGAAATAAAAAATGAAAGAATTACTTAAAAACAGATTAACATTCAAAGAAAGTATGATTGAAAGTCAATATTTAGCCACTAAAACAAAAGAAGAAAAGAAACAATACAAGCAACTATCTATTGAAGATAAAAGAGAAATTTTAAAAGAATATCAAAGCAAACCTAGAAAAGAAGTGAGATTTGAAAGTGAAATCAATAAATCTGACGAAAACTTATCTAAAATTTACCAAAGATTTAACGAAATAGGAGTCGAGGATTTGTTTGGTACAAAAAAAGAAGTGAAAGAACTACCTATGATTTTAAAAGATAACGAGAACATAATGTATGTAACTTCGGGATTATACAATAATAATACCTACTTAATAGTATGTACTGATCTAAGATTGTTATTCTTAGATAAAGGGATGATATACGGTTTGAAATTTCATGAATTTCCATTCGAGAAAATCAATTCCGTTTCGTATAAAAAAGGACTTCTTTTTGGCGAAATAATTATACATCACGGTTCATCAAGCATCACTATAGGTAGCATAACAAAAAATACTGTATCTAGAATGGCAGAAACAATACAAGAACAAATCTCTATTCGTGAAAGTTCTATGAAACCATCCAATTCTGAAAAAACGAGTTTTTCTGTTGCTGACGAATTAATAAAATATAAAGAATTATTAGACGCCGGAGTACTCTCTCAAGAAGAGTTCGATAAGAAAAAACAACAATTATTAGGCATTGATTAATAGCGCCTGTATGGAGCTTTAATATAAATATAAACAAAGGAGAAATGAAAATGAGAAAATATAATTTTGATAAATTCTTCTTATATATGGCGGTACTGTCATTACCAATAGTCATATTTTTTCCATTAATGTTAAGCATCCCAATCATCTTTTTTATTTTTTCAATAAGAAAGAAGGAAGATTAATAGCGCCTATGTGGCGTGAGGAGGATGAGGGATGGAAGAGAATAAAACTTTAAAAGAATACTTGCGTAAATTTTTAGAAGGCTACAAATATGTAGTTGAAAACAGATACAATTATCAGTTTAGTAGCAATCCAGAAGCTTTCCCATTCATGAGAAAAGACGATTACAAGATTTCGATATTTTATCTAAATCAATCTTTTTTTGAAGAACCTTGCATCGTCGTTATCTCAAATGACAGTAAATTAAAAGAAATATATAATTTTCGTAATATTGATATCAAATATTTGTCTAAACACTTTACTTCATACATATATGATTCTAAAAAGTATGTAGAAGAACAATCCGGATTATTAGATTTTAATAATTACATTTATTACACATCTATTTACTACGGAAAATATATCAGGACCGTAATATTACAAAACAATTTAGATTTATTTTTTAATTATGGCAAAAGATTAGCTAACGATCATTACAATACATTGATATCGAAGTCGAAAGAAAGATTGATAAACAAAGCACATGATGAAATACAACCGTTCAACCACTTAGATTTAAATAGTATGAAAGAGATTGTTGATGATATAACTTTTTCTTATCAAATAGAACAAGGATTACAAGCTTATAAAAGGGAATTGTATTTGCCAGCTGCAGCAACCTTTGCTGTTGCTATAGAAACGTTTTTAATCAAATTAAAAAAAGTTAATAAAATCAAACATAAAGACACCGATTCAACTATGTACACAAAATTATTAGGAGAATTAACTAAAGAAGGTAAAGTAAATTATAGAACCAAAAAACGGGTAGAAATTGCGTATAGTATGAGAAACATAATCAACCATTCACAAGCTGGTGCAGTAGCCAAAGGTGATTGTGACTTTCTTTTAAACACACTAAAAGACATTGTTGATGAAAACGAAAAAATATTAAGAGAATATACCAAATCAATTAATAAGACGGAATAAATAGGTATCCTTGTATTCAGATTTGATTTTTAACATAATTTGTTCATAAATTTTTAATTTAAGTTCTTGTTCATCGTCATAAATATCAAATTCACTACTATAATTTTCAACTGATTCTTTTATATAAGCTATTTCTGCGTCAGTAAATTTTACACACATTTCATCACCTACTTTTTATTTTATTATATCACATTTAGTACCTAGTACTAAAATCACGGGTAGCCCGCCTACCCTTATTATTTTTTGCCAATTTTGAGGAGGGAAAAGCAAAATGCCAGTATATAAGGATGATAATACAGGTAAATGGTATTTTTCCATTAGATATAAAGATGTATACGGTAATAACAAACGAAAAATGAAGCGTGGGTTTGAACGTAAGAAAGATGCCAAACTAGCTGAAAGCGAATTTATACAAAATGTTAAATATGGATACTCGGACAATCAACCCTTTGAATATATATTTTTTGATCGTTTAAAAAATGAAAATCTTTCTGCACGCTCAATAGAAAAGCGAACTACAGAATATAATACTCACATAAAAGAAAGGTTCGGAAATATCCCTATTGGCAAAATCACTACTACGCAATGTACTGCTTTCAGGAATTATTTGTTAAACGATGCAGGTCTTTCTGTTGACTATGCACGATCTGTGTGGGCAGGTTTTAAAGCAGTTATCAATTACGCCAAAAAGCATTACAAGCTCTTATACGACCCCACATTATCGGTAACTCCTATTCCCAGAACAAAACCACAAGCTAAATTTATCACTCGTGAAGAATTTGATGAAAAAGTAGAACAAATCACAAACGATACTTCTCGTCAGCTAACTAAACTGTTATTTTATTCTGGTCTTAGAATAGGCGAAGCTTTAGCTTTGCAGTGGAAAGATTACGATAAAATAAAAGGCGAAATTGACGTAAATAAGAAAATCAATTTAAGTAATAGAGAAATTGAATATAATCTAAAAAAAGAAAGTTCTAAAGGGATAATACCTGTACCAAAATTAATTAGAGAGATGCTTAAAAACATGTATAATGAATCTTCTAAAAGATATAAATATTTTGACGAAAACTATTTTATATTCGGGGGGTTAGAACCTATTAGATACGTTACCTATTCGTATCATTTTAAATCTGTATTCCCGAATCTAAAAATACACCATTTAAGACACTCGTACGCAAGCTATTTAATTAATAATGGTGTAGATATGTATTTATTAATGGAATTAATGAGGCACTCTAACATTACAGAAACAATTCAAACGTACTCTCATTTATATACTGATAAAAAACATCAAGCTATGAACATATTTGATTAA